TACCATGATCTATGAGAAGAATGGTAGTCCATTTCCTGCTCGTAGAGATGGCAATCGCTATTCTCAAGTCTTTGAGTATATGTTTGTCTTATCAAAGAAAACAAAACCAAAGACTGCAAATCTCCTTTGCGATAAACCAAATCGTTGGGCAGGTTATACTCATTTTGGAAAGGGTACAATTCGCACCAAAGATGGTTCTTTGGTTGAACGTAACATCAAACCCATTCCAGAGTTTAGTCCTCGCAATAATATCTGGAAGTATAACACTGGAAAGAATTATTCATCCAAAGATGATGCAGCATTTGAACATCCTGCTATTTTTCCCGAAGCACTTGCAAAAGATCACATTCTCACTTGGAGCAATGAAGATGATTTAGTTCTTGATCCTTTCATGGGAGCAGGAACCACTGCTGTTTGTTGCATTGAGACAAACAGAAAATATGTTGGTTTTGAAATTGACGAAACCTATTTTGATGTCTGCAATCGTCGCATTGCCCAGCATGTGACAGTTGAAGAACCGTCCACTGTTTCTGCCAATCCCCTGCTCGATGCCCTATCCTAACAAGGTAATCAATCAAAACACATGGCAACCCGCTCACGCATTGGTATTGAACTCTCTGATGGTTCTATTCTTTCTGCTTACCACCACTGGGATGGTTATCCCGAATGGTTGGGTCGTATTCTGAACACTCACTACAATAGCAAAGAACTTGCCGCTGAACTGATTGATGGTGGTGACATGAGCACCTGCTGGGCAGAAAATAAAGCACCTGAGTATTACTCTCAGCGTGGTGATAACTGCCCTCCTCGCCTTGATGATACTCTGATTGATGATTATCTTCTTGGTGAAAATAACGAAGAGTTTGCATACTTGTTCACTCGCTACAATAAGTGGGTGTGCTATGATATGAATCAGTTTGATGATGCTAAACTCCCTGAAGTTGTTGAAATTCCCTCTGGTGCCCTTGCTGTTTGAACTATGAAAACTTCTACTGCTTTTGGTGTTGCCTTTTTTGTTATTGTCCTTGCTGTTGCTGGATTATTCTTTGAAGCGTGGTTGCTTGGACTGATTCTATCGTGGTTTGGAGTAAGTCTGTCATTCTGGCAGAACTTTGCTATCATCTTCCTTGCTAATGCTATTTTCAAAAACACTGGAGGTTCTTCTAAATGACACGTTACAATGATCCTAATACCCCTGTTGCCATTGTTATTGGTGGTGGGTTTGTAGTTGTCGTTGCTCTGCTATTCTTTGGTGGACCACTCTACAATGTATGGCAACAATCTCTTGCGGGTAAAGCAGAACTGCAAAAGGCAGAATATACCCGACAGGTTGCAGTTCTTGAAGCACAAGCAAAGAAAGATTCGGCACAACAACTTGCTGATGCTGAAATCATCCGTGCTCAAGGTGTTGCTAAAGCAAACCAAATCATCGGTGATTCGCTGAAAGATAACCGTGAGTATCTTCAGTATCTGTATATCACTGGACTGGAAGAAGGTTCCAACAAAGGTAATGTTACCATCTATGTTCCCACTGAAGGTGGAATGCCTGTCCCTACTCTGCAAATGAACAAATGAACCGTAAGTATCTTGCCGCAGGACTGATTGGTTTTGTTGCTATCATTGGTTGGAACATCTTTTGTATTCAACGTGATGATGCAATGTATAAAGCATATTATCAAGAAACCGCAAAACAACAACAAAAATGACACTTTCTGTTGGTATTGTACTTTACTTGTTAATCACTGCACTTGTGGTAGGATTACTTACATATTATTTCAAAGTGATTAGACACAATGATGAAAGACGATTTGACACCTGAAGAGAAGAAAATTATCTTTCATGCTGTCAGGTATTGGCAAATGCACAAGGCAGCATTGAATGGCAAAGAATATCAAACCTGCGAAAACATTCTAAATCGTTGGTTTGATGAAGTTTACACTCAACAAAAGGAGCAACAACGATGATTTCCCAACGCATCAAAAATCTGATCAAAAAAGCAGAACAAGAGAAAACTGCACAGGAATTTTGGAAAGAAATTGAAGCAGCAGCGAGTGAAATGGAAATCACTGTAGAATACTACCTTGCCGAGTTCTACTGATGGTATTCATTGCTGGGTTTGCTCTTGGAGTTCTTGCAACTATGGGAGTGGCACTTATTCTTGCCGCTGATCAAAACACACTTGACGAAGACGACAACAACAACTAAACTAGAGAGGTAATTTACAACAGACGATGAAGTATTTGTATTTGGTTGATTTCTGGGTTCCTTTTCCTTCTTCTGAGTATGGTGGAACTATCAGTGTCATTGCAGAGAATGATCAAGAATGCCACGATATTCTCCGTGATAGTGGTATTTCTTATGACAGCGATTACGATAATTTGATTATGTCAAACGTAGTCAAGTCTCTTCGATTTGCTTTGGTAGATGAAGAAGTTTCCCGAATTGTTGATTCTTTTACCACCTGATTATGACACACAACGTTGCACACTCAAACAAAATGCTTTTTGATTTGAAAGAACAGTATCAAACACAAATCCAGCGTCTTCAAGATAAAATTGAAGAGCAAGAGCAAGAAATTGCTAAACTCAAAACTATGATTACTCTGCTGTCTACTGAGCGTGATTATGACTGCTGATTTGCATATTGATTATGATGTTCATCTTCGTTCTGGGCGAGTGTGGCGTGTTGAATTAGAACTGCCACTACAAGATGCTCCAGATGATGTGCCAAATAGTATTAATGTATCAGTTGATGTAGTAGCATCTACGCGAGATCTGGCACAGTACATTGCTGCTACAATTTACCCAGAATACCTTTCACTTTGTATTGATGATGAACCTCTCAGTGGATCTAATTCCTCAATTCAAGCATAAAGCACCAAAAGGATATTCTTATGAAGTTGAAGAGTTCAAGCGTAATGTGTTTTCTATTTGGTTGCGTTGCCACCGCCAGTTTGATTACAATAACGGAAAACCTACCCGTACCATCTGGGGATTCTACAACTACAAAAAGTGCCAGTTCTTTAGTCCTGTAAATAGTACCACAGTTGGCAAAGAAGTAAAACTCAGTGATACTCGTTGCTGGACTTCCATGCCCATTAAATATCAAGGATTGGAGGAATTCTTTTTATGATCTTTACTGAAGGCACAGAAGTGATTTACAAAACTGTTTCTGGAGTAGTGGCATTTACATCTGAAAAATCTATTTCAATTCTTGTCAGTAAAGGTTCTCATCGCTCACAAGATGTTCGTGTAGTTGTCTATCAATCTGATTTCAATCAAGTTGTTTTTGCAGATGGAAAATGAAGAAGAATAGTAACTGGTGGCGATGGTGGGCAAAGTCCATCGGAGAGAAAGCATCCAAATGTGATAAAGAAAGCGACACGGTTGCAGTCATTCGCACCGTGATTTTTGCTACTTATTTGATTACAAACTGCTTTATCGTTGCAGGTGTGATTAGACACTGGAATGATAATACACAAATTGAAATCTTTATTGAAAATCCCCATGAAGTACCTAGTACAGTATCTCCATCCCAAAAAGAAGGGTTACTCTAAACAAACAGCAACTTTTCTTACAATTGATGATGCTGCTTTCTGGCAGAGTGTGATAGAGAAGCAAGGTGCAAAAGATATAAAGATATTTGTAAAATAAATATCTAAAAAGTATAAGTAACATGTTAACATTTAGAGAGTTTTGTACTATTTGTGAAGGGAAGAAATCAAATGATCCTCCCTATGCAGTTCCTGGAACTTATCAAGAAAAAGATGGTGTGAAAACTTATACTCTCAAGAGAGATGATAAACCAAAGAAAACACCAATCAAGTCAGCAAAGAAAATAACCAAAATGCTTGATAAGCAAGGTGGAATTGGTGGTAAAGCAATCAAGAAAGCAAAGAAGATTGAAGAGCAACATCCAACAATGCAACCAACTGAGTATAGCAAGCAAGTTGCAAGACAATCTGCACGTTGGAAAGGTATGCAAATCCGTCAGGCGCATGGAGAGATGGAGCACGAAGCAGGTGCAGAATTAGCAGCAAAGAAAGCTAGGATAAAATCAATTATGAGTCGCTGAGTGGACAGTTCGCAAACCGCACACTGATCTGACACAAGCACCCAGATCTCCTGTATATTACATTTGTTCCTGAGATTTCTCATGATTTTTCTGACTGTTCCCAATCACGGTTGTGTTTATACTCTATCTCAAGAACATGGAGATGAACTGTATTTTTCTCCCATTTTTGCTGATGGAACTGTAAATCTGGAAGAGTTTGCTCCAGTTGATTGTGTTGATGAATTGGATCAAGAAAATATGATTGAAATTCGCAATCGTTTGAGTGCATTGTGCCAGTTGCAATAGTGGCACAGCATTCTTGATTTCCCTTCAAAATCGTCTACACTACATTTGTTCAGTTGAGGAACACCCATGGATCATTTTGATGACGTTCAGGTTGAAGAGTTTTCTTCCTTTGATTTTGTCGAAGAGATGAATGAAGGACTCTTTGATGAGGAAGATGATTCAAAATCTTTCAACAACTATTTGAACTCTAACTACGATTATTGATCATGTCTGAAACTGTAAACGTTCTGCCTCATCTCAACGAACTGAAAGATGCTTGGCGTAAGCAAGATTTCAAGTTCACTAACAGTCAACAGGAGCAATATGATATTCTTATTGCTGCCCGTCGTGAGCGAGTTCGTTACTTCTACGATACAAAACAAGTTTTTGTAGGTTCTCGCGCAGCATACGACAAAGCAAACGAAATCACTCCTTGATAATGACTAAAAACCTTCACTTGAACCATCCTGAAGATCTAGTGCTGACTGGTGATCTTTCAGTTCTTGATTGGTTTTGTGCAGATTCTAATGTCAGTGTGAAAATTGATGGTGCTCCTGCTATTGTTTGGGGTACTAATCCTGCAAATGGAAAATGGTTTGTAGGCACTAAATCTGTCTTCAACAAAATCAAAATTAAGATCAATCATTCTCATGAAGAAATTGATGCAAACCATGAAGGTAAAGTTGCAGACATTCTGCATACTTGCTTTGATAATCTACCTCGCATCAATGGTGTCATTCAAGGTGATTTTATCGGTGTTGGCGGTGATGATACTTATTGCCCCAACACGATCACTTACCAGTTTGATGAGGTGATTCGCCAAAACATCATCATTGCACCACATACTTTTTACTATGGTGATGATGATCTGCGCAACATGGTTGCTGCTCCATTGATGAAGAAACTGCAAAGCACAAAATATTGTAAGTTTGTGCAACCAGAAGCAGAGATCTGTCCTCATCGTGATGATATTGTAGATTTCTGCAAGTTTGCGCGTCAAATGAGTACACTTTGCACCTTCGTGAATGATAAACAAGCAAAGGAACTCAAAAAAGTCATCAATTCTTACATCCGCGAGGGTAAGGAGGTGGACGAGCATGAAATTGCAGAAAATTGTGATGTTGACATCAACCTCATGCGATTGTGGAAGTTGGTAGAGTCTATCAAGATGGATATGTTCTTCTATATTGAATCCGATACTGATATTACATGTCAGATTGATGGAAAAATTGCAGATCATGAAGGATTTGTAATGCACAATGAGTTTGGAAGTTATAAGATCGTGAATAGGGAAGAGTTCTCATACAATAATTTCAATCTCACCAAATCCTGGTGATTCTCCACCCCCGCAAGGGGGTTTTTTAATAAATACTCAAAAAAGAGTTTGTAAAATGGCAAAAGATCAAACTGTAATTGGAATCACTGGCAAACCTGTACCTAAACCAGGAAGTGCAAAGAAACAGTATGAACTTGAGAAGAAGAGAAGACAAGAGAAGCACCTTGGCAAGAATGTTGGTGGCGCACAATACAAATCGGATGTGAATCCATACTACAATCCAAGACAGAGAACTTTTGAAGAGTTTATGTCAATCGCTGAAGCAAAAGTTCCATTTGCCCGTGATGCTGGTAATTTTAAGTATTCAGGAAAAACTGGCGAAGAAAAATCACTTAACAAGGCAGATCGTTTAAGTCAGTCTCAAAGTGCTAAAGATAGACAAAGAGCAAATAAGATTCGCAAAACTGCAAAAACAGTTGCAGATCGTGATACTGCACAAGCAAGATCTGATGCTATGACAACACATTATCGCGCACAGCAGAAAAGAGCAAATAAACTTGCTCATAATAGCAACAGTGACATTTGATTAACTGTCACAAGGTATGAGCACCGCGCTCTGATTGGTGTATTGTAGTTCTGTTGAGACAAACAACACCAAATGACTTCCTTCATTCAGTCCACCACTAATCCTACTTTCGTTGAAGTTGGTGTAGAGTTCTTTCTCCCCACTGATTCTACTTCTTGGATTCCCAATGGTTTTGAAATGGTAGAGTTTTGCGTGGATGGTGATGAATTGGAAGATGATCGTAGTGTTACACTTGAAGAGATTGCAGAACAATTCTGCAAGAGTATTGGAGTTGTGTTCTCTCAAGTGATTGAATCTGACTTGTGGTGACACTTCTCTAGGTGTCCACCAGACGCTCCAGAATCGCCCACAGCACCCTTATACTGTCTTTGTTGAGTCAAACCACGCATGACTAACACTATCAGTCAACAACACTGGGACACTCTTTATACTAAACTCTACGAGGCATATGAAGAATGTTCCAAGAACTATGATGAGACTTATCGCCTGAAGATTGGCATAATTCTTGATCACATGATTTACAATCAACCTTATCTGAATATCAAATGAAGTATGAATTCAGTGCATCTAACCTCTCCAAGATTAAACCTAAACTTCGCACAGAAGGTAGGGTTTCTGGTAATTTCGGCAGGAATAAGGTTTCTGCAGGTTCTACACTTAATGAGATTGGAATGAGTAACAAAGAAACTATCAAATGTGCCACACCTGATGAGTATCTGGCACGACTTCATTACGCTTTTGATAACACTGAAGACAAGAAATTGAAACAGTTTCTTTACACTGAGATTCGTAAGATTCACGTTCAGCGTGGAACTTGGTGATCTACACTACCACATGCAACTGTAATTAAACATCATGGCAACTTGGCGGGCAAAGTGTTGGTTGGGATCTTCAAGTGGTTATCAAGATCTTGAAGTACAATCAAATACACTGAACGGTGCAAAAGAACAACTAAAAAGAATCTACGGTGCAGAGCAAATTAGCAACTTGCGCGAGGTTCGTGGAAGCAGCAACTCATCCAGCAGTGAAAGTTCAGATGGAAGCGCACTTTTAGTTGGTATTGTGATTTTGTTTGCTGCAGTTGTAACTTGGTGGTATTATGTCATACCTGCTGCAATCATAATTGGTATTCTGTGGTACTTTGGAACTCGTAAATCCTAATTTTGCTTTACATCATGTGCCACCTGTAGAACTGTCACAGTAAATGAGCACGGTGCTCAAAATGATGTATTCTTAAAAAGTCAAAGCAATTCACGCAAATGACTACTGCTTTCGTTGATTTTCCTGCTCAGCAACAAGCAAAACAGCAAATCGCTGATAATGTTGCAAAGTACACTCAGATGCTGATTGAAGCACTGAAGCACAATTTTGTCCAGTATTCTATTCGTGGGCATCAGCGTTCATTTACACTTGCTGATAGTGATTCTTCTGCAACATATCACGCTATGAAGATTGATGAACTCAAATCTGGCAAGTGTGACATTGATTATGTGATTGAAACTGGCAAAAAATATCACAAAGTTGTGATGATTGATGGTGGTTCTTCGCGTTCTGTTCACTGCTTCATTGACAAGCAGACTGGTGAAATGTATAAATCTGCATCCTGGAAGTCTCCTGCAAAGGGTGTACGTTATGATCTGCGATTGATCAAAGATCGTGAATATGTTTTTGAGAATTGTGATTGGGCAGGTGGATACTTGTATGCTGCTTGATATAAACTAAGAAGGTGTGTGCCAGTTGGATCTCTGGCACACTCTCTGGTTTCCTGCTCCAAAATCGTGTATTCTAAAGAAGTTCAAGGGATTTCCCCCAATGATCGAGTTTCCTACTCTCCAGTCCAAAGACGGTACAATGCTGGTAGGTTTCTATCCTATTGAGGATTGTTCTGATTACACTCTCAAGGTTCTATCTTGGAAGGGTGTTGATACAATCTCCCGCAAATGTCTTTCTAAGAAAGATGCACAGCGTGAAATTGATGAGCGTCTCGCAATGGATTACCTGATCACGGGTGATAACATTGATCTGGTGCAAGAGTACAACATTATGCAAGGTGCAGTTTGATGACTAAAACTACTCTTACATTTGAAGAACTCGATGCACTTATGGCAGTTCTTGAGATGTGTGACATCTGTGCAATGACAGCAACCATTGGTGAAGATCTCTATGCAATTCTTGAAAAACTCACTGAAATGAGGGATGAAGTCTGATGCGAATTGCATTCTTGATTGTTACTCTTGCTCTTGGACTTCGCATCGGTAATGCAGCATATGCAACCGTGAATGAGTATCAAGAACAGCAAGCAGACAGTTTCTGCCAAATTAACACCAACTACTGCAAATGAAATCAATGACAATCTCTCCCGAAAAACAAAAACAAATTGTGGAAGTAGCAGGTTTGATTGGTGAAGCATTTGGCAAACTGATTGGTAGTCTGATTGCAACTGCAATCGTTGCAGGCGTGCTGTATGCAATTCTGCACTTTCTGATTGGTTTGAGTGTCACCTATCTGCAAGTCTTTGGTGTGATTCTGATACTTGATTTCTTCAAAAACTTTCTCAAGAAATGATTTCCCTTCCTAATCCCACAAGCAAAATGACATTCAACCGCGAACAACTCATCGCTGATTATGCTCAGCAAATCCTAGATGGGATGGATATGAAGACAATGGAG